AGATGGTGGAATATCGTGTCGAGACCGAACAGCTTCTTTACAGGCTGGCGCTTGTCGGCAGCGCTTTCAAGAAGGTGTACTTTGACCATAATACGGGCCGCCCCGTCAGTATGTATGTCCCAGCAGAGGATTTCATAGCGCCATACGGGGCCTCCGAGCTCAGCACATGTGATCGCTACACGCATTTGATGAAGCGCTCCCAGAATGAATTGAAGAAGGCCATGAAGCGGGGCTTCTACAAACAGGTAGAGCTCGAGCTCCCGCTGCCCAAGTATTCACAGGTCCGCGAGAAAATCGACAAGATAGTGGGCGAAAGCCCGACGATGGAGATCAACGACAAGCACGACATCCTTGAGATGCACGTGGACCTTGATCTTACAGAGTATGGGTACTCTGACAGGTTCGCCACGGAAGAGGATATCCCTGTTCCGTACGTTGTGACGCTTGAGCATTCCTCAGGGAAAGTGCTCTCGGTTCGCCGGAACTGGGAAGAGTCAGACCCGAAGAAGCTGAAGCAAATACACTTCGTTCACTATCAATACCTCCCGGGTCTCGGGTTCTACGGCACAGGTCTCTTCCATATCGTTGGGGGACTCGCCCGTACGGCCACAAGCATCATGCGGCAGCTGATCGACAACGGCACCATCTCGAATCTGCCTTCCGGGTTCAAGGCCAGAGGGCTGAGAATCAAGAACGATGACACCCCCATCAGGCCCGGCGAGTTCAGGGACGTGGATGTGTCAGGAAACTCCATCCGGGACTCGCTGCTGCCGCTCCCGGTGAAAGAGCCGTCGCCAGTGTTGCTCAGCCTCCTGCAGGGGGTTGTCGACGAAGCCCGGAAGATCGGGTCTGTCCCGGACATGGACATCACCGACCTTCAGGAAGGACTTCCTGTTGGCACCACCCTTGCGGTCCTAGAGCGATCCCTCAAGGTGATGAGTGCCGTGCAGGCGCGCATGCATGCAGCGCTGCGTCATGAGCTCGGCCTCATAGCGAAGATCATCGCCACCATGGACGGCGGTTATGAGTATGGGATCAAGGGTCAGCACGACCGGGCAGCTGACTTCGCCGACCGCATCACGATTGTGCCCGTGTCTGACCCGAACGCCTCGACGATGGCCCAGAGGGTGATTCAGTACCAGACGGTGCTTCAGCTGGCAGCTCAGCAGCCCACACTGTACGACATGCCGAAGCTTCACCGCACCATGTTGGACTACATTGGGGTTAAGGACGCCGCCAAGCTGGTCAAGCTCCCCGACGACATGGTCCCGATGGACCCTGTGGCGGAGAACATGGCTATCCTGACGGGCAAGCCCGTGAAGGCGTTCATGTATCAGGACCACAAGGCCCACATCTCCGCCCACATGTCCGCTGCTCAGGACCCGATGCTCATCCAGCTGGTCCAGCAGGCCCCGAATGCGCAGGCCATCATGGCTGCAATGTCGGCACACGTGCTGGAGCACATCGCCATGGACTACCGCCGTGGGGTCGAAGAGATGCTTGGTGCAGAACTCCCGCCTCCGACAGAAGCAATGGATCAGGACCTCGAGTACAAGCTCTCAGGGCTTATCGCTCAGGCTGGCCAGAAACTCCTCGGCAAGCACAAGGCCGAACAGCAGCAGCAGATCGCCCAGCAGCAGGCTCAGGACCCACTGCTCCAGATCGAGATGATGAACGCCCAGATCGACGCCAAGAACGCCGACACCAAGGCCCGCGAAGCCATGGCGAAGACGGCTATTGCGGCTGCAAAGCTTCAGTCAGACGACGAAAACACCAAGCTCAAGATCGCCGCCGACATGCTCAAGCAAGGTCAGGGCGCTCAAGAACGGAAGGCTGTGAAGGCGGCGGACATCCTCATGGAGATGGCCAAGCAGGTAAACACGGACGCCCAGAACGCCGTAAGAGACCAGCAGGGCCACGAGCGCAGCATGGAGACGGAAAGCTTCCGTGCTGAGCAGGAGAAGGAAAAGCCAAGTGAATGAACTCATCACATACGTTGTTTCCCTCAAGAGGCTGATGAAGGCCGAGAAGGAGACAATCCTGCATGAGCTTGAGAATGGCCGGTGCGTCGACTACCCGGCCTACATGAAGCTCGTGGGGAAGATCGACGGCCTGAAGCGAGTTGAGCTTTATATGACAGAAATAGAGCAAAAAATGCAGGTCATGTCTGATCTCGACGACCTCTAGTTGTATAAAGTTGACATCTGTCAACCTGTGCGTGTATATAGAGTCGGGGCTCCCCGCCCCGCGTCGTAGTTCCTCCTCCTTTCTACGACATCAAACTGGCCAAAAGCACCAGTTAACCCCCCGGTTCCCCACGAGGCCGGGGGGTTTCTTTTTGGCCCACGCACGGAGCACTGATGAAACTCTACGAAAAGACTGTCCCGATTATCGGGCAGAAGGCCAAGCAACTCCCTGTCCCGTCTGGCTATCGCATCCTTCTGGCCATGCCGGAGATGAAGGAGCAGACTGACGGAGGCATCTTCCTCGCCGAGAAACACAAGGAACAGGAGCAGGTTGCTTCTGTTGTGGGGTTTGTCGTCGCTTTGGGGCCGGATGCCTACAAGGACCCTGCCAAGTTCCCGAACGGGCCTTGGTGCAAGGAAGGCGATTGGGTCATTTGCAGGACGTACTCAGGTACGCGCATCAAGATCCATGGCAAGGAATTCAGGTTCGTCAATGACGACACCATTGACGGTGTCATCGACGACCCGCGCGGGATTGAACGCGCATGACACAGAACACCAACTACCAGAGCATTGAGACGGTCATCGACCTCGAAAACCCGGAGTCGATGGGGAAGCCGTTGGGAAGCGTATCTGCTGACACCAAAGCAGATAAGGGTTCATCTGCAATCAACGCAGATTCTCCTGAAATCCAGATCGAGATTCAGGACGACACCCCGGAGAAAGACCGTGGGAAAGCCCGCCCAGAGCCTCTTCCGGACGCTCCTGAGGGGGTTATCCCCTCTGACGATGAGCTGAAGAATTACTCGGAAAGCGTGCAGAAGCGCATGAAGCGCATGACGTACGAATTCCACGAGCAGCGCCGCCAGCGGGAAGCAGCCGAGCGTCAGGTGGCAGAAGCCGCCCAGATCGCCAAGAAGTTGTATGAGGACAACCTACGGTTGCGTCAGGGCCTCAAATCTGGCGAACAGGCTCTCATCGAGTCCACGAAGGGCCGCGTAGAGGCCCAGATCGAAGCCGCCAAGGACCGCCTCCGTAAGGCCCATGAAAATGGCGATACAGAGGCCCTTGTAACGGCTCAGGGCGAGCTTTCGGACCTTCAGGCCCGGAAGGTGCAGGTTGAGGTTTACCGGCCCCAGTACCAGCAGGACCCGCCTCCAGCCCCAGAGCTGAGGCAGCCAGCGCAGCCACAGAAGCCCGCTGTCGACCCGGAAGCGGAAGAGTGGGCAGGAAAGAACAAGTGGTTCCAGAAGGACCCGGAGATGACCTCCGCAGCCTTTGGAATCCATCAGAGGCTCGTTGAGAGCGGGATTGACCCCCGCAGAGAGCCCAGCCGCTACTACGCAGAGATCGACAAGGTCATGCGTAAGAGATTTCCAGAGTACGAGTGGCCTGACCGGGTTGTTCCTCAGGAGCAGCCTCAAGCCCCTCGTAGACAGGCGTCCTCGGTTGTCGCGCCTGCCACACGATCCTCATCGGGATCGGTGTCTCCAGATGGCCGCAAAGTGACTCTGACCAGTTCTCAGGTCTCTCTTGCAAAACGGCTCGGACTGACGCCCCAGCAATACGCGGTCGAGCTCCTCAAACAGGAACGTGAAAGATCATGAACGACATCAGACTCCCCCGTACGAGCGCAACGCGCGACGCAAAAGAACGGCCCAAGCAATGGAAGCCGCCCTCACTCCTCCCGGACCCGGAACCGAAAGACGGATGGACCTATCGTTGGGTTCGCACGTCCATCTTCGGCGCCGCCGACCCGGCAAACATCTCCAAGCAGTTCCGTGAAGGATGGGAGCCAGTTCCACTGTCCGAACACCCGGAGCTCGCTGACGCCCGCGACCAGAACAGTCGCTGGAAGGACGGTGTCGAAATCGGAGGTCTCCTCCTTTGTCGAATCCCGTCAGAAATGATGAAGCAACGTCAGGCTCACTACGAGAATCTCGCCAAGTCGCAGCTGAGTGCCGTTGACAACAACTTCATGCGTGAGAGTGACCCCCGCATGCCTGTGCTCTCCCCTGAGCGCAGGACGCAGATCACTTTTGGCGGCGGTAGTAAGCCCTCGAAGCCCGAGGTTTGAATCCGCGTCTTAACATCAATCAGGAGTAACTTTCATGTCTACAATCGCAACACCCTATGGTTTCAAGCCTCAGGGCAACGTCATTTCGGCGGCCTATAACCAGAAGACGCGTCTCATGAAGATCGCGTCTGGTTACGCCACAAACGTCTTCTATGGAGACGCTCTCCTGCCCGTCAACGACGGCACGGTGGCGAAGGACACAGGCACAACCACGATGACCCCCATCGGGATCTTCCTCGGCTGTTCCTACACGAACCCGACGAACCTCCAGAAGACGTTCTCACAGTTTTGGCCAGCCTCAACGGTAGCCTCCGACGCCGTCGCATATGTCTTCGACGACCCGGAAGGTATTTTCCAGATTCAGGCGGATGGCTCTATCGCGCAAACCGCACTCTTCGCAAACGCCGCCGTGGTTCAGACTGCAGGCTCGACGGCAAACGGTGTATCGCGCGTCGCCCTGCAAGCATCATCTGTCAACACCACCAACACGCTGCCCTTGCGCATCATCGGCTTCGTGGATGGTCCAACATCAACTGTGGGCGATGCGTTCACCGACGTTCTCGTGAAATGGAACTTCGGCATGCACAAGTACAACGTAGCGACTGGCGTCTAATAGACGTTAGTCACGGAGAAAATCCATGGCGACTATGAGTAGAGCACAGCTCCTGAACGAGCTGCTCCCCGGGCTGAATGCCCTTTTTGGCTTGTCTTACAAGCGCTACGAAAACGAGTATTCCGGCGTTTATGAAACGGAATCCTCGGAGCGTTCGTTTGAAGAAGAGCTGAAGCTCTCCGGTTTCGGAGCGGCACCTGTCAAGAACGAAGGAGAACAGATCTCCTACGACGTCGGACAGGAAGCTTGGAAGGCCCGTTACAACCACGAGACCGTGGCTATGGGTTTCTCCATCACTGAAGAGGCCATCGAAGACAACCTCTACGATAGCCTGTCCTCGCGTTACACGAAGGCGCTTGCGCGTGCCATGTCCTACACGAAGAACGTGAAGGCAATGGTTCCGTTCAACAACGGCTTCACATCGTACCAGTCGGGCGATGCGGTGACCATGTTCAACACGGCTCACCCTCTCGTCTCTGGTGGTACAAACGCGAACCGCCCCACCACCGGTGTGGATCTCAATGAAACGTCGCTTGAAGCGGCGGTCATCGCGATTGCAGCGTGGGTAGACGAACGCGGATTGCTGATTGCGGCGAAGCCTCGCAAGCTGCTGATTCCGCCCGCCTACCAGTTCGTCGCGACCCGTCTCCTTCAGACGGCTCAGCGCGTTGGGACGTCAGACAATGACATCAACGCCATCAAGCGGATGAACGCCATCCCTGAAGGCGAAATGGTGAACCATTTCTTGACGGACCCCAACGCGTGGTTCCTGCTCACGGACGTTCCGAACGGTATGAAGATGTTCAACCGCGTCGGAATGAAGACGAGCATGGACGGCGACTTCAACACTGGCAACGTCCGGTACAAGGCTCGCGAGCGTTACAGCTTCGGCGTGTCTGACCCGCTGGGCGTCTACGGTTCGCCGGGCAGCACGTAAGAAAAAGGCTGGGGGCCTTAGGGTCCCCAGCCCTCCCTTCAACAAGGAGTGAACCATGATTGTTTATGTAAAGACCGGCTTGGATCTCCTGATCAAGCTGATGAACTTCTTCCCGGGCTGGAAGACGAAAGTCGGGGCAGTCCTGCAGGTTATCGTGACCATCATGATGGCCATTGCCGGGTTTGACCTCTACGCCATCCCAAATGAAGTCATCCTGACAGTGAAGGCGACAGCCGACGTTCTGGTTGCTGCAGGCGCAGCCAACCTCATCGGGAACAACAAGGCCAGCTGATATGCTGACCTTCATCGTGGCGTACTGGCGCTACGGATTATGGGGATTGATAACTGCGGGGTTGGTGATCTTCGCCCTGCAGGTATCCCACTGGCACAAGCGCTCCAAGGACGCTGACATCGCCGAAGCGGCACACAGGAAAGCTCTGGCCGAAATGGTGCAGTATCAGGCCGACCTTGTTCAGGCGAGTCGCCAGCTCAGAGAAAAGAAGACCGAAGTCATCGTGAAAACGAACGATGTCGTCAAGACAGTCACCAAGTACGTCAAGAATGATCCTGATTGCAGCTTCAGCGCTGACGTTATCAGGGTGCTCAACGACGCCAAACGCATGTCCCCAGCCGCTCCCGGAACTCCTCGAGAAGCCGCAGCAGCTGTCCCCTGACATAATCAAAATCACATCGCCAAAGGATTTCGCAGCGCAAAGAGTGCTGGATATTCGAGAGGCAAACCTCAAAGACGTCACGCTCATCGAGCTCCAAGAATGGGGATTCGCCCAGTGTGGCTGGAAAAGACCGGAAGAAAATCCCGCGCCGACAGGTCCGGCTGACGATGCAGAGACGACGCGGGTATTAACTGCAAAGGAATAAATCATGACCTTCTCTACCTTCTCAGGTCCAATTCGCACTGGAACCGTCAAGGACGGCACCATCGCTGCTGGGCGTAATACAGGCCTTGTGGTTCTGTCGCAGTCGTATGACTTCGGCGACATGACAGGAGACATCGTCGGCAACGAAGATGTTCGTTTCGGAACTGTCCCGGCTGGCTCGCAGATCATCGACATCGTGGTGGATCAGGTTGTTGCTGCTGCCACAGGCACAACCACCATCTCTGTCGGCAATGCTTCTGGCGGCGCACAGCTCATGGCGGCTGTCGCGACAACCGCTGGCGGTCGCTTCCGTGGAACCGCAACTGCGGCCACACAGTTGGCATGGCAGACATCTACCACGGCAGACACGGCCCTGTGGGTCCGCAGCGCCACCGGCACAGGCACACTGACCGCTGGCCGTGCCATCGTTACCGTGCTGTACATCCAGCGCGCTGATAACGGTGCTCAGGCTCCTACCGCCACTCAGGTATAAGGTGACCCATGAGCCAGTTTGACCAAACCTCTACACGCATCACTGCAACTGGTGCGGTGACAACTGGCCGTGCGCGCCTTCACTCGGTGTACTTTGTTGGTGCGGCCTCAGCAGGCCGCATCACACTCACTGACGGGGATGGCGGCACAGTCAGATTCGACATCGACATTCCGGCAGGATCCGGGGCATCCTCCACCCCAATCTACATCGGGGAAGAGAGCGGGATTGTCTTCAGGAGCTCAATCTGGTGCTCAACCATCGGGACGACAGCGGTAACGCTGTTCTACACGACCTAAGATGCCAACCAGCGGAACCGCCACATTCAACCCTTCCATCGACGTTATCATCGAGGAAGCGTTTGAACGCGCCGGGTCCGAGCTCAGGTCCGGGTATGACCTCAAGTCTGCCCGGAGGAGCTTGGACATCATGTCTGCTGAGTGGTCAAACAGGGGGTACAACCTCTGGACAGTCGAGCAGGGCACGATCTCCCTTGTCGCCAATGACCCGACTTACGACCTCCCGAACGACACCATAGACCTCATCGAGTTTGTGGTTCGCACGGGTTCTGGGGCCAGTCAGGTTGACCAGACACTCACGCGCATTGGGGTAAACCAGTACGCCTCGATTCCGACAAAGACGCAGACTGGTCTCCCGCTCCAGCTTTATATCGACCGGGCAACCACGACACCGACAGTCACCTTCTGGCCAGTCCCACAGAACGGCACCTATACATTCGTGTACTGGCGCATGCGAAGGATTCAGGACACAGGGCAGGCGTCAAACACCATGGACGTGCCGAGCAGGTTCATCCCCGCCATGGTCGCCGGGCTGGCCTACTACATTGCCATGAAGAAGCCTGATCTCATGGACCGCCTACCCTTCCTAAAGGCGGAATATGAAGAGCAGTTCCGCCTTGCGTATGAAGAGGACAGGGAGCGCATTCCGCTTCGCATCATCCCGTACCAGAGTGTCAGCTCATGAGCTTCGCCACAGGCAAACATGCCTATGGCTTCTGTGAGAGGTGTGCCCAGAGATGGCCATTGGGCGATCTGAAGGCAGAGCAATACAAGGGTGCCGACAAGAGAAACCGGGTCTGCCCGGATTGCTGGGATGAAGATCACCCGCAGCTCTTCGTGGGTACGTTCAAGATAGACGATCCTCAGGCCCTGCAAAGGCCTGTACCGGACATCGACCTCAGCGCTGTCAACTCCATCCCGGCGAACGTAAGGCCGTTCGGCGTTGGCGTGGGGGCTTCCACGGCGACGTCCATAGCCTCTCAGTTCACACCCGAGAATGGCTCCATCTCCCTGATGCAGCCGCCCGGCGTGCAGACGACAGGGACGTGGGCGCTCTTCAAGGACGACACGGCGAACTCAACGCACGGTGTGTACTCTGAAGCCACCATGACGCTGACGAACGACATCACGTTCAGCGCTTATGTGTATGGCGCAGGGACATCGGGGAACAACGAGTTTGGCCTGAGAATCAACGACACGTCAGACGCGAACGTCTGGACGGTGATCTTCAACTTTACAGGGGTGATCGTCGGCACTGGGTTCACATCCGGCGCTGCCAGCCTTGTAGCGAGTTCGATCACGCCGCAAAGCGATGGAAGCATGCTTGCATCCATCACGGTAAATCTTGGTGGCGGCACAAACCCTGCAAGACTCAGGCTCCTCGCAAGGCGCTCGTCTGTTGGGTCTGTTGTCTACATAGGTGACGGGTCACCGTTCTTCTTCTACAAAATAGACCCGGGGTATTCGAACCCATGAATTACGCAACCCTTGTTTCGCAGATACAGCAATATCTCCAAAACGACGAGAGCACCTTTGTCGCGCAAATCCCGACCTTCGTTCAGTTGGCAGAGCGTAAAATCTATGATGCGGCGCAACTGCCTGTTACAAGAAAAAATGTCACCGCGACGGCAACACTGGGGTCCCCGAATCTCGGCGTCCCAGACGACTTCAACTCAATTTACGAGTTGGCGGTTACCTCGTCCGGGAACCAAACCTTCCTGATCAACAAGGATGTTTCCTTCATCAGGGAGATGTACCCGGCATCCACCACGCAGGGCCTGCCTCTGTATTACGCGCTCATGGACAACAGGAACATCCTGATGGGTCCGACGCCGGATGCAGCGTACTCGATGGAGATGCATTATTTCGCCTACCCCACGAGCATCGTGAGCGCGAGCACCACGTGGCTGGGGGACAGGTTTGAGAACGCCCTTTTGTTTGGAAGCATCCTGCAGGGGTACATCAACATGAAAGGCGATGCCGACATGTTGAATGTCTACAAGGCTGCCTATGACGACGCCCTTCAGGACGTGATCATGTTCTCGCAAGGCAAGTCTCGCAGCGACACATACAGGTCAGGACAGTTCAGGGTTCCGGTAACAAGATGAACAAGATTGAAGTTGGGACTGTGCGGGTGGTCATCACCCCTGATGTAAAGAAGACGGAAGAGAAAAATGGCGATCACGCAGTGCGCAACAACCTCGTTCAAGAGCGAGATGGTGCAGGCGATTCACAATCTGGCAGCGGCGGGGGACACGATCAAGATCGCCCTGTACACGTCGTCAGCAACACTTGACGCCACCACGACTGCCTATACTGCAACCAACGAGGTTTCAGGTGTCGGCTATGTAGCAGGCGGGAACACCCTGTCTGGTCAGGTCGTGAATACCTCTGGCACGACAGCCTACGTCGACTTCTCAGACACCACATGGGCCGGTAGCACCATCACAGCCCGTGGCGCCATGATCTACAATTCTTCGAAGGCGAACAGGTCGATTATCATTCTGGACTTCGGTTCAGACCAGAGTTCGTCGGCCTCATCCTTCACCATCACCTTCCCGTCAGCGGATGCAACCAACGCGATCATCAGGATTTCGTAATGAAGACAGTGCACGAGCTTAGGCCCAAGATCGACCCGGAAAGAAAGATTCACAGGTCATTTCAGGAATATGCGGAAGCAGCCACGAAGATCGGGCTGTCCCCTCTCGGCACCGTCAGGAGCTTCCAAGCTTCTATTCACGATCCGCAGGCAATCGCCCACCAGCTTGCGAACGCGGCCATGCTGCAGCTCTTTGACACTTCAGCGTTGGCCCCGGGCGACCTACGAGACAAAGTTCTCGCATTTCAAGACGAAGTCCGCACGATCCTCGTTCACTACGTGAGCGAAGGACAGCGGATCGAACAGCAACGAATCGGGATGGTTCTGGAGGCCGCAGGGCACTCGCAAGCCGCCTCCCTCATCAGGACATAGGAGACTAAAATGGGCATTCTTTATTCTGCCACTCAGACCTCGACAGCTCTCTCGACTTCGGCTGACAGCGTGTCGCTTGCCGCCCCGTCGTCAGGCACGCCCGGCAACGGCATTGTTCGAGAATGGACTGTGGCTGGCATGGCAACAGCCTCTGCCGCGAACGAAGTCATCTTCTCTCGCTGCACAGGCGGCACCATCGCCACAGCGATGAACCCGCTCAACCCGGGCGCTGGTACATCGGCCATCACCTTCGGTCTGGCGCAGGCCACGACAGTCACCACGACACTGTATCGCGTGGCTGTGAACGGCAACGGCGCCATCTTCCGTTGGGTTGCGGCTCCGGGCATGGGCATCGAGTTCCGTGCGGCGACCACTGGTGAACGTGTCGGTATCCGGTCGGCATCTGGTACATCCAGCGCCACCACCACGATCATCGCCGAGCAGGTCTAATGCTGGTTCTCATCTACGAGGGGGACATGTCTGATCCGATGGGCCAGCGTGTTCGCCTTGTAGAGGAGAAGTCACTGAAGGCGGCGAGGGAGAAATACCCTCACGCCGCAGTGGGCAAGTACGAGCGCCCTCGCCTTCAAGGAGGGCCAGACATTGAAGCCCTCAAGCAAGGTATCCCGGTGATCCAGCATGGCCGTTAGCCACGTCTACTCCAACACCAATGCTGACGCCACTGGCACCCTCACGATCTGGAATGGCGCGACCACATCCACGGTTGCCGCATCCGCCCTTGTAAAGCCCTCCGACTGGAACAGTGCCCACAACCAGTTTGTCACGGTGTCTGGAAACACCACCGGACAGTCCACATTCTCCGGCACCAATGTGGTGTATGCTGGTTCGAACAACATCACCCTGAGTGGTGCCAACGCAACCCTCATCAACATCATTGCCCCACCAGCGGCCAGTGCCTTTCTTCCTTATGACAACGCTATTCATGTCGTTGCGGCGCAGTCAAACCAATCGGTACTTCTTGCGCCAAAGGTTCTGCAGTGGCCTGCATCGTGGGACCGGATGGTCATGCCATTCCAGTTCTCTCAGGCGACCAACTCCACCATGACGGTGTCAAACTCCATTCACTGGGGGTTCTACACCCGCAACGGGGACACGCTCTCTCTGCTGAGATCGAACTCTGGTTCTTTCAGCATCAACGGTTCCGGCACGGCAAGCTCATCCGCCAACAGCGGCATCAGAATTGTGTCGTTTGGTGATACAACCGGCCTGCCTGTAGGAAACTACGTTATTGGGTTCATGTGGCGCTCCTCCACGGCTGGCGTGAATGCGTCACTGTCAAATCTCGTGGCTTCGCAGATAAACTCGACCATGTCGGGGTATATCGGGTCAGCCTCTGTGACCAACAGGGGCCTTTACCACGGCGGGCTTGGGGTGTGGACATCAACAACCTCAGGACCACTTCCCAACAGTATTGCCATGACAGATGTCAGGCAGAACAGTTCTGCGTTCCTGCGTCCACCCGTCATGTATTTCACCAGCGGAACAGTGTAGGAGGAACAATGGCTATCATTGCGGAAAACATCTCCGGCCAGCAGATTACATGGGTTCCAACCGTGGAGATCAGGTTTGCCGGGAAACGAAGAAGCAAGGCAGACCTCCAGCAACTCTGGAAAAACATGCAGACTGGCGAGCAGGAGTGGCGTGACGTGGAGTTCATTCACAC